CAATTTCTGCTCGACCAGCATCCTTAATCCAAAAACCTATTCCATTATCATTGATATTGGTATATCCGTGGAACACCATGCTTTTGTTTCCAGACTTATGAATACTTCCATCTACAAGGACGCCAATACCACCCGAACTAAAACTACTACATTCAATAATATATGGACTTTTATTAATAATAGGACTTGCTGGATTAAATGCTACAAATATTCCGCCAATAGTTGCCGTATTGATATTTGTTGGACTCGCTGGATTTGGCGTAAACCCAGTCATGCCTTTTACTGTTATATTTTTTAATATTGCACCATCACTTACTAAAAACATCTTACTAAGATTGTTTGCAGTCACGCCATCATCACTTAGACCAGTTTTAGGTTGTATAAATGTGTTGCGAATACTATCACCTAAAATAGCTGTATTCTCAGGAACTATAATTGGTAGCTGTTCAGAATATGTTCCAGTTTTTACATAGATTGTAGCATTAACTCCAGTTACTGCTGTTGGTATTGATGATGTAGACTGGGCAGTTAGTGCTGGCAATATTATATTGAATAAATTTGTGATGTAGGCACTAGCACCTGTCTCAGCAGTCTTAGTTAAATCAATTAATTGTGTTATGGGGCTACCAACATTGTTTAAACTTTGATAGTTTTGTGCTGGTGCAGTATTGGTAATAGCTGTTAGTATTAGGCTTCTTAAATACGTTAACGATGATATAATGTACGGCATTGCTGCCGCGGTGTCAGTGTTATAAAAAGTATTAACGGCATCTTGTTTAAAGTATGTTAACGTAGAAGCAACTGTTCTAAAATTACCATTGCGTGATAAATCATATATGACAGCATCAACAATATAGTTTGCATCTCTTAATGTTGCTGTTTGATCAAATACTGAATCTGGAGTAAATCCATTAGTGCTATTTGCTTTTTGATAAAGCATCCATTGATACATTTCTGTAACCAACCAGCTTTTATTTTGTGTTATTAGGTATGTGGCATTTGCATATTGTACACCAGCGCCTGCTACTTCACAGGCTTTTTTAACTGATGCGAATGCTCTATCTATACTGGTTCCGTCATGACTTACATCATTATCTTTGCCTTCAGATGTTACATAATATACATTACTAGTGGTGCCACCAAACGTAACAGCATTACCACCGTAGATTTCACCGTCACCTACATATACCTTTTTAAGATCGCTGTCATAAATGATCTCGCCGTCCAAAGGAACAAATGCTATCCTATCTGTTGTAGGACCTCTTCTTAATAAAATGCTTCCAGTATCGCTCATGGTGGTGGTATGCTTCCGTCAACAGTGACTAATGGATCAAAATTTAAAATGTATCCATCTCTATAAACTCTAGGGTTATAATTTAATATCCAATACTCAGGACCGCCAATAGCTGTAGCAGGCAACACATCTGCTGATGTATAGGTTTTTGTTGGATCGTAAGTTGCTGTGCCCACTAAGGGTATTTTGCCACCATCAATAGTAAATGTGGCGGGTCTATTAAAAAACCCACCATCTATTTTACTCACAGCCGCATCTGGGTATGGATTAACAAAAGGACCCGCGTCTATAGCAGGTTTGTTAAAATAGTTGTCTAAATCAAATGGGGCGCCTGCCCTTAGTTTATAGGTCATAGTGTATTTATTACACTATTATGTCACGATCCCTGTGGTTGCTTTGATGTATTGTTTTGCCGCTGATTCTTCAGTGGTTTCTAACACTGTGATAGTGGATCTGCTCATGCTGATATCTTTATCAGGATCTACAGTAAACAAGTAGGGAACCATACCAATTCCTTGCTGTCCCATTGTTAAAACTAACGGTCTAGCAATTTTTATCTGCATTGGATTTTCTTCAATTAACTTGGCCACTAATTCCTCGCCTGAAGTTAGTTTGATTGTTACTATGTCCCCTGATGAGACACCTTTATTAATTAACATATTGTACCTTTTTTAAATGTTCGTTGAGCTCTTGGAACCCACCTATTAATTTATCATCTAAAAAGATTTGTGGCACTGTTCTTGCATTAGGCACTGCTTCTAATAGTTCCTCTTTGCTATATCCATCACCAATTTTCTTTTCTTCAAATGGGATTCCTTTATTTTTCAATAACGCCTTTGCTTGATCGCAATAAGGGCAATGATACTTAGACCATATAGTTGCTTTCATAATATTTCCTTAAAAATTTGGTAGTGCTTCGTAATCAAGTGACTCACTCATTGCACCAATTACATAATTAGTTGATTCGTTTTCTTGCAGTGCAGTTTGTTTTTTACTTGTATCAGTATGCTTATTGAACCAAGGAATTGGTGTTGTCTTTGGTGCAGTATTATTATACTTTAGACCAATGTCTTTAAGTGCGCTAACTGCTGTGTAGTCTACAAAGTCTTTTAGAATGTTAGCATTAAGTCCAATCACTGGACCTTTGTTAAACAAATAGTCAGCCCAGGCTTTTTCTTCACGGATCACATCCATGTACAGTTGATATACTTCTTGTTCACATTCTTGTTTGGCTTCAGCAAAGCGCGGATCTTCTTTGACCACTTGATTAATCAAATAGGCTGTCCATCCCTTGTGTAGTAATTCATCTTGCAAGATCAACTGAATAATGTTGCCGTTACCAATAAAGATCTTGTTCTCTACCATGGCCAAACTAGTAGCAAATGATACCATAAAGCGGAATGCCTCTAACGCATAGCTGGCATGTAGAGCCATCCAGATTGCACGAATATGGGCTTTTTCATTAACTGACCCGTCCATTTCTTTCATGCAGTTAATTCTATGTAAGTCTTCATAATAGTCGCCCACACTACTAGCCATGTTAACGATCTCAGTGGTGTCATGTATGGTGTTGAACACATCCTTGGGCACATTGTAAATGTTGCGGATGATATGGCTGTAACTCTTGCTGTGAATATTAGTTTCAAAGAAGGTCCAGTTAAAGACCAGTGCTTCTAATTCAGGCAAACTGATTACTGGCATAAAGATTTGACTTGGCCCGCGGCCTTGCAAACTGTCCAATGCTGTTTGGCGTAGCAAGTTTGATGTAAAGATGTGCTTGACTGCTTCACTGGCATCTTTAAAGTCGTTAGCATCTTTGCTTAGACTAATCTCTTCTGGTTGCCAAAAGAAGCCACGTGCAGTTTGTTCAAAGTCTGCAATCTTCTTGTACTTGACTTCTTCAAATCTTTGAATGGTAACAGGACCTGCTGGGTCAAGAAACATCTTGCGATTGAGATAGTCTGTTTTTGTGGTTAGGTTATATTGTTGTTTTGACATGTTGTTTTGATCTTTTAGTTAGTTTGTATTCCAGCTAACACCCATCCGCCGGCAGATTTTGATTTAGTCATGTTCCAGACTTCTTCAAATGCTTCGGCTTCTGTGCCCGCTGTTTCTTGTATTGTGCCAGTGAATTCTACACTGGCTATGTAATTGACATCAGTTTCTTCTATTCCCAACAGTTTTGCTGATAACGATATCACTGCTGTTCTATACTCTTGGTCAGCATCTCGAGACGCCAATTGTTGTTGTATCTCTTTCAACATACCGTCTGTCATCATGTTGCCAAGAGTGGCAACATCTGCACGGTCCCATGCACCTTGTAACAACATAAAGTTTTGTTTGGCTGCAGACTCAAACCCTACTACATCAAACCCTAGGGGAATAGTCCATGTGGCAGTTGTGGCCAATGCTGAGCCAATCATGGAGCCACCCTGGAAACGTACAGGTTGTTCAACTACGGGACTGGTTTGTGGTGTTTGATAAGCAAGATCGGGTGAACTGGCCATCATACGCTTACGCATAAACCAACCTATTACTGCCATTACCGCAACACCAATCAACAAGGCCATTAAGATATTACCAAATGCCGCGCCCATGCCCAAACTACTAGCCAGCCATGCTAGGCCAAGACCTGCTGCCAGCCCTCCCAACATAGCACCCCATGGACGACTAGGTGCAGGCGCCGCTGTTGGTGGTGCGGCTTGTGCTGGAGGTGCGGCTTGTTTTTTGGAAACATTGGAACTTTGTTGCCCTACACTTTTTCCGCCTCCCATGCGTTTGCTAGCTTCTGCACTCACACTGGCAAATGCCACAATGCTAACTAACAAAATTGCAAATAATTTTTTCATGTTATCTCCTAATATTTTCCTGATGCAAGTACTATCTTGCAAATATGTTCTAATCGTTCTATATGTTCGTATGCTCGCCACGGGCTTGTATCAATGGCTACAACACCGTGCCCTTTGATGCCCACAATGTCATACTCAATATTGCCCTTGTTGTCTAATTTTAACTGCTTGTGGCATTGATCCGCAAGCTCTTGACTGATAGGAGGTACATCACCCACATTGGGTGCTACTTTTGTGTATCGATTCAGTTCTGGAAACGCCGCACTGACTGTACTTAAATCAATTCCGGCATGCATGGCCGCAATACAGTATGTGGGGTGAACATGTACTATCACACGAACTTCACCTGCATGTTGTCCCATTGCTTGTTGTAGGCCAAAGTGTAGGGGAATTTCTCCACTGGGTTTTAGATTGGCACTGATGTCAGTATAAGGCAAGTCTTCCCACAAATATCCCTTATTGGGTTCCCAGGATATTCCAATCTTTTTAAATTGGTCTGGTTGTAGAGTTTGTTTACGCACACCGCTGGGTGTAATATAAAAGTGGTCACGGTCGTGATGTCGTATGCTTACATTTCCATCTCTACTAGTAATCCAATTGCGCTTGTAAGCGTCTACCATTATGTCACATATAGTTTCTAACATTATAGTTTACATGCCTCACAATCGTCTTCTAATTCCTCTAGTTGATGTCCGTTGTAGTGTACTTCAACTGGAGTGGGTTCAGCAACTGACTTAGATCCCTGTTTATTAATCAAACTATAGTAGAATGTTTTCAATCCCCATATGTGTGCCTGCATCAAATTCTTAGCAATCAGTGTAGTTGGTACTTTGCGATCTGCAAAGTGTGCGGGGTTATAGAACGTGTTAGTGCTGATGCTTTGATCCACATAGGCCGCAAGCACTGCCGCAGTTTTCAAATAGCCGTCACAATCCTTTTGATCCCACATGAGTTGATATTTGTTTTTCAATCTATGATACTCAGGAACAACTTGAATAAATGATCCAGCTTTGCTTTCCTTAACACTGATAAGGCTCATTGGCATTTCAATACCATTAGTACTGTTAATCACAACTGAGCTAGACTCAACTGGAGCAATGGCCATTAGTGTGGCATTACGCACTCCATATTGTTTCATATTAGTGCGTAGTGTTTCCCAGTCCAATTCAGGAGTAAAGTCTGCCAATTGATTTGCACCATCAGCACGTAGTTCCCATGGAAAAACTCCTTGTCCATAACGTGTATGTTCACTGTGTGTACATGCGCCACGTTCTTTGGCCAATTCTACTGTGGCTTCTGTTAGATAGTATGCTTGATGTTCCATCCAGCTTTTAACATCTTGCAGTGCATCTTTCTCACCATACTGATAGCTACGTTTGGCATGCCAATAGGCCAAGTTGGTGACACCAATACCCAACGGTGATATTTCATCGTTACTTAATTTACTTTGAATACTCAAGAAGTCTTGGTAATCAAGTATGTTACATAGACTGCGCTGTAATATGCGGCAAGCCCTGCGCATGTCTTCTGGATTACGGAATGCTCCCCAGTTGATGGATCCCAGTGTACATAACGCAATGCGTCCTTCTGCATCATCAAGACGTTTGAATGACTTAGTTGGTAGTAGGATCTCGCAACACAAATTGCTTTGATAAATTGTGTGGTACGCAGGATCAAATGGTCCTTGATTTTGTACATTGTCAATGAACACAAGATAGATACGGCCAGTGTCAGTGCGTTCTTTTAATATACCGCTCTTGAATACTTCTTCAGCACTCATAGTTTTTTTACGCAAACCTGATTGCTTTTCATATTTTACATACAGCTCTTCAAACAGTTTGATGTTGTTGTAAAATGCTTCATATAAATCAGGCACTTCGTTAGGATCAAAGAAGGTTATGTTTTCTTTGTTTCGGAATCGTCTCCAGAAGAAAGCACTAAGCACAACCCCATAATCCATATGACGGACTCGGGTTTCTTCTGTTCCTTGGTTGTTTTTAAGTACAATAAGATCATCAAACTGATGATGCCAAATAGGATAGAATACAGTAGCACTTGCATTACGAATACCTCCTTGTGAGCATGAGCGCAAATCTCCAAACCATTTTTTCAGGAATGGTATCATACCTGTGTGCATAATCTCACCGCCACGGATGGGACTACCTAACGGACGTAATCGTCCAATCTCTAAACCAATGCCAGCACGTTTACTGGCATACTTGGCCATCATCTCACCAGAAGCAAATATGCTATCCAGATCGTCGTCACTGCGGATAAGCACACAACTAGAAAACTGTTTAGTTGGAGTGCCA